AAACTCTTCTACTGTATCACAATTCACTGTCTTCTTATCACCTCCATCTGAATACAAATACACTGTTCTTTTGCTGGTGTCTATGACACACTTAGATAACAAATCATCATTCATTTGGACTCTCCTCAACTGATTTACCTTCATATTCTACAATTAATTTCTGACTATCAATTCTTTCTGCTATTATATGATAGAAACAATCTACTGGCATTCCACCTTGAGCTTGAAGATAAATCTTTCCCTCTATAGGTGATATTCTTTTTACAATAACATTCTGATGGGAATGAATAGCAGTAAGTTGAACAGTAAGAGACTCATAATCAATTAAAGACCTCCAATAAGAAGGCAAATCAATCTCATTTTTACCATTACACACTCTCCCTCTACAGTACACAGCATGTTCTGGTCCCTCCAAACATCCATGCGCAAGTCTGTGTCCCTCCTTGGATGGGTGTTGAATATCAAATAGTTTAGTAGTAGCAACAATAGATCCAGACCATGTAGCATAACCTGCCTTCATTGTCCCACCAATGGTCATATCTCCACTGATATCCATGTTACCTGTCTGATCAGTGTCTCCTTCTATCCTAACATCACCCTTAACATGTAGTGATTCTTCTGGTTGCTCTTTAGTGTCAGTGTTATCCTCACGACCTATCATTACAGTAGCAGTGATAGTATCATAGGCTTCATCATCACCTATCTGCACAGGACCTTCAATATATGCAGCCCCCCTTACCATCTCTGTACCTTTACCCAAAGCTTTAGCTTCTCCTGCACCCACTTGAAGTTGTTTTCCAACTTCTAAACTTGGGACTTTCATAATACCTCCTATAAATTATCTTTAAAGAAACCGCCTAATTTTTTAGACATTTCTTCTGCTTGTTTTTCAAAGACACTTAAGTCTTCACCTAACTTCTCAGTTAGGCCAGCAACCTCAGGTGATGTTGCTAAGTTTTTTAATTTTCCTGGTAGTCCTGACTTCTTCAATTCATTAACTGCAGCTTCCATAGAAACTTCTACGTCTCTCATATTATCTTCAAGAAGAGAAGATAACTTACCAGTTTTAGCTGCAAGTTTATCTGCAGACTTAGACCCTAGTAATGAAGTTGCACCATCAGCAAAATCCATCAGTCCTCCATACACATTCATAATACCCTCACCTATAACATTAACTTGATTTGATGATACTATTTTAGTAGAGACTGAACTAGTAACCTCAATATCAGGAGATTCTATGCGAACTTTTTCATTTGAATTTAATTTAATTACTCCATTTCTACCATCACTTCCTGTTGCTATCAGTTCTATGTTCTGAGCAGACAATCTAATAGTTCCATGAGGAGCAGCTATATTAACATCACCATTCTGTGCTAACAAATTATATGCTGGAGGATTTACTACTTTACCTCCATCAGCACTCTTAGCTCCTCTTATATCTTGACCACAGTTAATAGTATGAGAACCAGGAGAATGAAAATTAGTACTTCCCTTTTGTCCTTGTTTAACATCACCATTAGTTCTCATCCTAATATAATGTCTTCCACCATCATCACCAGTTCTGACAAGATATCCAAATTGTTTTTCTTTTATGATGTGTCCAAACTTTATCTCCCCATGTTCATTTCCATACCTTAATGGATGTTTATTAATTGGTTTACTCATTAGAATTTACCTACACAATCTACAACTTGAATAGTGTCTGCAGATATTAAATCTTCTTCTACTTTAGTTGCCTTAAATGTTGGAACTAATTTACAATTGTATCCACTAGCACTTTGAATATAGATGGTAGGATCATCTTTGAATCCACTTCCACCATCATCAACACATATTTTATTGATGGTTCCTAGAGAATCACACTTACATATGGTTAATTTTGCTCCATTATTAGGTTCTACTACCACAGTATCTTTAGAGCAGTCATAATTAAATCCACCATCAACAACATTAATACTATCTATAGTAAGTATGACAGGATACTCACCAGCATCTGTAGGAAGAACTTCCACAGGTGTCTTAGCAGTAATTTGTACACAATCTTCTCCACCTATGAACACTACCCTACCTCCAGGTTCTGTCACAGTATCACCAGGACAAACTGTTATCACTTCACCTGGTTGATAAGGAACATCATATGTTCCATCTTCTCTCTTAACTGTAGTCTCATCAGCATCTGCCCATGTTGCTCCATCTCCACCCTGACTTCCATCTGGTGCAGGAAGGTATCCTGTACCACTATCATCCATTACAACATCAACCACTTGACCATCTTCAATAACTGCTGTTCCAGTAGCACCTCCTCCCTTTCCACATGAATCTTTAAAACTTACAAAAGGAACATCAGTATAACCACTACCAGGTAGAATTATATCTACACCCAATAGAGTACCAGCAGCACCTATGATAGCATTACCTGCTGCACCTGAACCACCTCCACCAAAGAATTGTATGGTAGGAGGACCACATCTTAATGGACCTGAATTGCATGACTGTACTGCATCACCAATCACATCACCAAAATCTGCACCATCAACTACTCCTTTGATACTCTCACCTATATTTTTAAAGTCACCAATAGATTTTTTGATTCCTGAATATACTTCCTTTGCTTTAAACATTAAACCAGGAACATCTAAAGTTCCAAGAATGTCAGGAGCTACAACACCACCACTCTGACTCCATCCAGTGACCTCAGAACAATTTGGAGACTGTCCACATGAAAGAAAAGAAAGAGCACTACTAGCAACATCTGTTAACTCACCAACAATATCATTGACACCACCAATAGATGAAAGAAATGATTTGATAGGACCTAGTATAGCACCAACAGCACCATCAATCACTCCACTAATCTTACCCAACAAAGAACCTACAAAATTATTAACTGCACAAAGAGGAGCATTGATAAGTTTATTAATAGCCTGACTTAAAAAACTACCCACCATCTTTGAAAGATTGCCCTGTATATTTCTAAAGGCACAGGATAGATCATCAAAAGCTTTGTCTTCTTTCTTCTTTGCCTCAGTTAATTTAGATACTGGAAGACTACTATAAGCCTTTGCCATTGCTTGATTAATTTTTTTATTTACATTCAATTGAATGCCATCAGTTATTCTCTTAACTTGCCCAGTAATATCTTCTTGAGCCTGTGCCATTGTCTCATCTATTGATCTCTCCAAGTCACTAATATCTTTTAAAGCACCTGACACATCTATTTTAACGTTACCAACCTTAGTAGATATCTTATCCTTCCATTTTTTCTTTGCCTTTTCAAGTCTTTGCTTTCTATTAAGAGCATTCTTTAAGATAGTTTGTATTGGAACTTCCCTATTTAAATCACACTCAGGAGGTTGTGGTTGCTCTTGCTCAATTGCATCATCCTTATCAGCCTCTTCATCAGTACCAGTTTCAATTTGATCCTGTCCAATATTACTTTCTATTGCACACTTATCTGTGTTTGCCTGATCTCTATTTACTGGAAGACAATTTCTTGAAAGAGTATCTTCTTTAGAATCAGTACCACTGAATATATGAAGACCTAAATTTCCATCATTACGAGCTACTTTTACATACTGATTAACACCAATCACTCCTGTGATGACTGGTTGCTGTCCATCCTCACCATCTAAAAAGAATCCATGAACAAACATCCCCTGCCTAAGGTTAGGGGATTGTGATGCTCCTCCCTGACCTGATCCAGCAGTAACAGGAAGCATTACACTTGCCCAAGGAAGTTGATCATCTGACAGATCATCTACATTGGAAGGATGGTATCCTAAAATTCTAACTTTATATCTATAATCAAACCCACCAAAATCTTCATTAGATTCTGTTGGACGCTCTGCTATATTCTCAATCCAACTATCTTCATATACTATCTGACCTATCCACCAGAAGTAACCATCCTTACCTACAAAATTAGTTTTAAGCGAAAGATTTTCTAACATTAGTCGTCGTATACTCTACACTCTAATGAATCTGGATGATTGTCACAGTAAACTTCTAGATGCTTGTCCTCATGACGTGTGTGCCAGTCATTAATCTTACCTTCATTATTATTAACTTCTTCCTCTGAGTGAGCATGGAATGCATCATTGTGCATCTCTAAATCTGACTCACTATATTCAATCATACCATGATTGATATGTTCTTTATGATCCTTAGGGTCAAGATAAACTTCATGATCTAGATCATGCTTTGGTGTTGGTGTAGTCATAATTCTTCTTAGATAGGTTTCCTACCAAAAGTGTCTCTAACTAATGTTAGATTACTCGTAGTGTGCTTAGATGTCAAGCGATGACACACACTTGCTATCATATATATGCCACTACTTCTCTTATCTATACCCACACTAGTGGATGGGTTGACCTGAGAGAAATCACAACTCACTAAGTCACCAGCTCTTAGACTAAAATCTCCTGCTATTAAAACATTTATCTTGATAGAATAAAGTTGATTGTATCTCATTATAGACTGAACCATCACCTTAGCAGCATCAAATGTGGGTTGATCAGGATGATTTTTCCAATTTTCCAACTGTTCTTTACTACTCTTACCCTCAGGAAGTGTTCCTACATCAAGAATACGTGTCATGATTCTTGAAGGTTTGGATCTGAATTTATCAGTTACAGATGCATCAAAGTTATCCTTTCCACCATGTTCTAGTTTATCTTTACTCCCTGACACTCCACCCTCATCTACACTATAACTTCTCTCTCTATACTTGAACTCATAAAAATCAAAGAAGATAGATTCATTAGAGTAAGTTCCTAGAGTTAAATTATTTTTAAGATCTATATTTTTTTCTACAGAATAATTAATTATCTTTGAATTATAATCTATTGGTTGGTCTGGTGTACCTGTAAAGATTAATTTTCTTTTAGGTTTCTGTTCTTTAAATAAAGCATCTATAGATCTAAAGTTAAACCCATCCTGAGTCTCATAGAAAAGATACCCTGCTGCACCACCAGACTTACCTGCATTTTCAGGAACAGATTTGGATGCTAACCAAGCACAAACAGTAAATGGTTTCTTATTATTACCAATAAAATTATATTTAATTAAAGTCTTATCAACCTTTACATTCTTTGAAGTCTTTATACCCATACTACCTGAGGTAGACTGCTTAAGGATACTCTCTACACTATCAGATATCTTACCATCATATCTTTTTACCACTCTAGATTGATCATTTGCAAAGGACTCCTCAGATGTAAGGTCCAAAAAGTAATTAGATTCTAAAGGATCTTTGATAACATTTCTAACTCTATTAACATACAAGGAAAGATTTAGTTTACCATTTTGAGAATCTTCTAATATAATATCACACTTCTCTCCACCTTTAATAGGAAGACTATCTAATAAATTATCAGTCTCTTTGATACCCACTGAGAAAGTAACACTAGGAGACAGGACATTCTCATAATATCTTAGGTCAACCAAAGCAGTTCTAGTACCACTCTCATTATCAAATCCAGTTACATCCTGACCTTTGATTCTAAACTGACGTATATTACCTGGCCTTGAGGGGCTTAATTCTGGAATGGGTTCTCCTATAGACATGGTATTATTGGTTTATTTTAATTTTATACAGGTCTTCTATATTTAACCCATCAGAAGAACCACCAAAAAACATAGGAGTTTTAGATCCATTATTCATACTACCACCCTCTCCTTCAGAAGATAATATGATAGAACTCTCCTCAAAGTCATCACTATAATCATCTATACCTACAAAGTAACTTTGTATATCTTTTCCTGCACCAATATAATTAGTGTTTGTTTCTTTTTCTTTCAATTCTTTTAAAATATTTTTTAAATCTTTATCTATATTTTCCATAGTTTTATACTCAGAACTAAGTCCAAGACCTTTTTTAATATTAAAAACATTCCCCAATCCAAGTTGCTTATCAATATTTTCTTTCTTTAATTTAAGATTTTTTTCAGATATTATTATTCTTTTTTCAATTTCCTCCTTACTAATATTATATTTTCCATCAATCTTAGTGATATCAGAAGTAAGTTCATTTTGCCTCATATCAATTTCTTTATCAAACAGATACATATACTTTTTCATAACCTTAGATTTTTCCTCTTCATTTTTAGCTTCTCTTAGTTCTTTCATAAAATTATCCAACTCTTTAGAAGTTCCTTTCCATACATCTTCTATAGACTCTGCATCATTCATCAATTTCTCAATTTCTTTAATTCTATTTTGAGTATCATCTACTGATGATAATCTAGTATTTAATTTAGATATCCAATCCCATCCTGTAGTTCCCAACCACATTACTATATTTTTTATCCCAATTAAAATAGGTTTCAATTTTTCAAATACTTCTTTCAATTGTTCCATCACTTTCTCTATTTGTTCTCTTATACTCTTCCAATTTTCTACTATAAAATTAACTAGTGTTCCCAAAAGAGTCCAAGTAAGAAAATTCATCAAATTATCCAAGGTCTTTCCACCTATTCTCTTAACCATTTTAACTGAACCCTTTAATAATCCAGAGGCTCCTTCAAGCATACGCTCTCTTAGATTTTTCTTCTCAAGTTGTTCTTCTTTATTTTCCTCAGATTTTAATTTTTTTCTTATAGCATTAGTCTCAGTTAAAGTATCAATGATACCAAACAAAGAGTTATCTATACCATCCAATGCTAAGTTAAGAGGATCTTTATTTTTACCAGAAGATTGCTTCATATCATCTCTGATATCTTTCAAAGGTGCAAGATCTGCTCCTTTAACAATAGATTGCTTTTCTCTAACTGCTATACTTAGATTTTTATCCTTAGGTTTATTAGTTATATTATTAGCCATCTCCTCGCCACTAGTCTTCTTCTTTTTCTTCTTACCTCCTAAAGATTTTAAAAATCCTCCTGCTAATCCTAATAACATATCAATTAGCTCCTGTTAATCCAAACGATAAAGAACTAGAGTATAGATCTATATTACTATTGTCTACAGAACTAACTCCTTCTATTTGACCTCCTGTACTGAAGGTAGGATTAGGAGATGATCCTTTAGACTTCCCTCTAAGATCAATTAGATTAGGAGTTCTTTTTTTGCCAACCTTCTGACTTATACTAGAAGCCTTATCAATAACATTAGATTTAGCAACAAGAAGTGCTCCACCATCAAAGACATGTTCAGTTTTATCATTAGATATAACAGTTCCTGAGGTATCTGCTACAAATAATTCCCTACCCTTCTCACCTACAGATACTACTTTACCTACAGGGGGACGTCCACCTTCAGCATACATCTCATCCCAATTAACTTTATTTTGTTTTCCGTCAGGATCTATGCCTCCATATTCACCAGTCTCTAAGAATCTTATAGCACTATCAGCCTCTTGTTTACCAACGATATTAGTAACGATCATTTTTTTCTTTTCTTCTTTTATTTTTTCTATTAATACATCTCTATTTTCCTCACTAAACCCACCCATTGATCGTAATTCTTCTATAATTTCTTTCTGTTTTACTCCAGGTCCTGTTCCACCCAATCTACCAAAATTAAATAACAAAGTACCAATAGCTAAAGGAAGAACCTTCAACCATTTTAATACTTGTATCAAACCAACTGCTACATTCAATACTCTACTAGCAATATCTATTCCAGCTAAAATAAATAAACCTTTAAAAATTTTATCAGCATTATTAGTAAGCCAATCAGCCATTTTACCTATCTTCTCTTGATTAGCAGGATCTTTTAGCCAATCAAGAACCTTAAGTGATACTGCTCCCAAAGCTACATTTTTAAAAAATGTACCTAACCTTGCCAAAAATCCTAGTTGAGGAACTTTTAAACCAGCATCCTTTTTCTTTTTATCAACACCCTTCTTTGCTTCTAACTCTGATTCTCTTTTTTCTTTATTTTGACGTGCTTTATCTTGAAGATCTTTTTCTTCCTTATCTTGCAGAGCACTTAATTCTAATTTAAATAGTCCACCAATAACACCAAGTGCATCTGCAATATTATTCAATCTATCTGCTATGTTTACATTAGATGAACCACTATCTTCATCTACTTCAGCAGGTTTTATATCATCAGGACGAAATGTAGTACCAGGAAGTAGTTTAGCTCCACTAATAGTAGTCCTCTTTTCAGTAACAGACTGTTCTCTATCAAATGTTTCCAACTCTTCTTCAGTATTCTTTCCTCTTATCCTATCCCTCTCTGCAGATAGTATCTGAAATGTTTCCTCATCTCCACCTCTATCTGGGTGGACTTTCATCATTGCTTCTTTTAACTCAGTCTCATACTCACTATATGTTAAGTCATCTACAAAAGATATTTCCCGACCAAAAGCAGTACTAAGAGCAGCTAAAACCTTAGTAGATACATTCTCTTCAACTAGTCCTTTCTTGATGGGCATCAGTTACTTGATTGTTGTTGCTTTAATTTTTCATCTTCAAGATGTTGTTGAAGCATACCAATGTAGATGTCTCTCTCCCAAGGGATTAAGTTTTCAATCTCTGTTAATGAATATTTATGATACTGTAATAAGGCAAAATTAATCTTATAATAATTCTCTAGGTCCATATGGACCATGCCTACTCGAAAAAAGACGATAACCCTTCTAACACCACTGTATTTTCCACCTTTGTATTAGGATTAGTAAAGGTAATGCTATGAGATAACTTAGGCATAGTCATAAAGAACTTTTCTATTCCTTTAAACTGTAGACTATTCATCTGTTCTAAGAAATCTTTCATTTCTTTCTTAGTACAATCTGCTGCAGACCATACCTCCTCTTCATTGTAGATTTTATCTATGCAAGATGAAATCAAATCAAATGATTGATCCACACTTGGTTCTCCACTAAAATCAAAATTGTTTTTAACAAACTCATCTAATGATGGGTACTTCATTTCCATGATCAGAGAATCATCTAATTTAATTTTGTTAGTATGATCCTTACCCTTGTTTACTTTAATGTCATCAATATTAATAGTCACTGGAACAGATGTCTCACCATCATCAGGTGCAATCAACTTAACTTCAATCTCCTCACCCACAGACTTACCTCTGATGTTAAGGAACAAAAATTCTATATCAAATGTAGGTAAAGAGTCTACCTTTACTCCTCTAGTCTGTATACAACTCTTTAATACTGATCTAATAGCAGTGGTAATTTGTTTTGTATCTTCACTCTCTAATGCTAAGACTAAAAGTTTTTCTTCTTTAACTAGGAAGGGTCTATACTTAACTTTCTTTCCTGTAGATGGCAACTCAAGTTCATAAGTTGGAGTAACAATGGTTGGTAATGGCATAATATTTTATAAAAATTTCAGTGTGTTCTATTTAGAATAGAACTAAATCATTTGTTTGCTTATGTTCCACTAGATATCTAATGAATGAGAAGGATACATTACATTTTAAAACAGAACTAGACTCATATGAAACTGGAATAGCAGTGATATCTCTAGGAAAAGCTTGAACAAAAGTATATTCTAGTATATTTTTCCTAAGAGTAGACTGATCAGAGAACTGATCTTTCTCAAACTTACTTAAAAATATATCATTCTTATATGTCTTAGGATAACGAACTCTTTGATTTGCAAAAGGACTTTTGTATGTTGTAGTATCTGTGATCCCACTAATATAATCTATCCATCTTTCAAATAATTTAATTACATTATAGTTTCTGTCAACATAGAATGTCAACCCTAATACATCATCATAGATTCTTCTATAAGCCATCTTCTCAGTCACACCCTGATAATCATTAGTAACATCAACAGTTGCTAATGAAGAACCTGGTAGGTTTGCTTCAGAACATGACAAACTAATGTTATCAAAATCCAAAGAACTTAAATCAGACACCTTTGATCTAACTGCTGCTGGAACAGATAAAGTCAAACGATATTGTGATGTCTGAGCTACATTCAGCAACCTAGATTTTATATCACTTACTCTTAATTTTTCTGGACTAGCACCTGCCATCTATAAATATTTTAGATTATATATTATGTATAAGAGATGGCTGAAAGTATTAAGAGTAGGTACAAACCAAAGTACCCTCAAAAGTATCAAGGCAATTATAATAATATAATATGTCGTAGTAGTTGGGAACGTAAGTTCTGTAGATACTGTGACCTGAATAATAATATTATAGCATGGGCTTCTGAGGAGATAAGTATTCCATACATGTCTCCTGTAGATAAAAGACCTCACAAATACTTCCCAGACTTTCTAATGAAGGTGAGAGAAAGTAATGGTAGCATCAAAACTT